AGGAACTTGGTTAGAACAATTTATAGATTGGATAACCTTTGGTAATGGTAAATACTACGCATACATTGTAGCAGTTAAATGGTTTGGTTACGAATCATGTGGTTGCGATGAAAGAAGAGATTGGCTAGATAACTTAACTTGTAAAAAATGAAAAAGAAATTAGAATATGTACAAGAAGTAAAAATACTTGCATTTATAGAATACTGTCAAGGAGCTTCGCATAGAGGTGATTGTAGATTAGATATGTACGAAATATACCAAATGTTTAAGAACGATGGCAGGAATAGTGGTGTATGTACTTGTTTAGATAACGATACAGCAAAGAAGGTAGATAACTTTATAACATCTTATACATTCTCAGATGAGATAAGATTTACAGAAAGGTTTCATAAGTTACTTCCTAATCTAGCTCTAATCAAAGAAGAAGCAAAGAAACCATTAGAAGAAAAATCTAATACTGATTTATCAGATGGTATGGATAAGTTTGTAAAAGCTAAATCTGTGCCTGTAAAACCAAGAAAGAAAAAAACAAGAACTAAAAAGAAATAAGAATGAGTAATATAAAATTATTAAAAGGAGATTGTATAAAGAAATTAAAAGAACTACAAGATAATTCAATAGATTCAGTAGTTACAGACCCACCATATGAAATTGGTTTTATGGGTAAAGGTTGGGATGATAGTGGTATAGCAAACAATCCTAAACTATGGAAAGAAGTTCTACGAGTTCTTAAACCAGGTGGTCATCTCCTTTCCTTTTCACATAGTAGAACATATCATAGACAAGCAGTAGCAGTAGAAGATGCAGGGTTTGAGATAAGAGACCAAATCATGTGGGTATATGGAAGTGGGTTTCCTAAATCACATAATGTGGGTAATTCTATTGATAAACTAAATGGTGCAGGTAATAGAGGACATGCAATCAGTAGTGGTAATAGATTTCACCCAACAACTGGAGAACCAAGACCAAATGGTGAAAAGTTAGATAAATACGAAGCCAGAACCGAACAAGGTAAAGGTTGGGAAGGATGGGGAACTGCTCTTAAACCTGCTCACGAACCAATAGTAATGGCAAGGAAACCTTTTAAGGGAACAGTTGCAAAGAATGTATTAGAGTATGGGACTGGTGGTATAAATGTAGATGAGTGTAGAGTAGGAAATGAAACTATACAAATAAACAAATTACAATACGAAGGAAAGGATTGGTATAAGGAAGGTAGTAAATGGGAAGGAGAAAAGGAGAGTTCAGTAGGTAGATTTCCAGCCAACATAATCTTTGATGAAGAAGCAGGTAAGATACTTGATGAACAGAGTGAATCAGCTTCTCGTTTCTTCTACTGTCCTAAAGCATCAAAGAAAGATAGGAATGATGGATTAGATATAGTAGAACAAAAGAATAACAGACCAATAGGAACTGCATTTACAAAAGATGATAATTTATTTGACCAGAAAGTAAATAACTTTCACCCAACAGTCAAACCAACTGATTTGATGGCATACTTGGTAAGATTAGTAACACCAAAAGGTGGAGTAGTGTTAGACCCATTTATGGGTAGTGGTTCAACTGGTAAAGCATCTGTAAGAGAAGGAATGGATTTTATCGGTATAGAAAGAGAGAAAGAGTATATGAAGATAGCAAAGACAAGAATAGAACACGAACAAGGGAAACATAAACATAGAGAGTTTTTCGAATAAGGAGTACAAATGAGACAAACTAAAAAGCAAAAACTTCTAAAGGCATTAGAAGATTCACATGGAGTAGTTACACAAGCGTGTAGGAAAGCTAATATATCTCGTGCTCATTATTATCGTTGGTGGAATGAAGATGATAAGTTTAGAAAAGAATGTGATGATATACAAGAACAAGCAGTTGATTTTGTAGAATCGCAATTGTTTAAACAAATCAAAGATGGTAACATCACAGGCCAAATCTTTTATTTAAAGACCAAAGGTAAGAATAGAGGATACATTGAGAAAACACAGATACAACAAGAAACAACAGGAAGTATAACATTTGATTTTAACTAAAGATGAGTAATAAAATATACAATGAAAGTTGCTTAACTACAATGCAACGATTAGAAGATAATACAATTGATTTAGTAATAACATCTCCACCATATGATAATATGAGAAAATATGGTGATGGTAAGAACTATCATCAAAGATTAAAAGATACAGGCTATTCTTTTGATTTTGAGAATATAGCAAAAGAACTTACAAGAACTATAAAAGAAGGTGGAGTTATTATGTGGAATGTTCAAGACCAAACAATAAAAGGTTCAAGGACAGGAAATAGTATGAGACAAGCACTTTACTTTATGGAAGAATGTGGGTTATTCATGCATGACCATTTGATATGGTATAAGACAGGAACTCCCTTTCCTTCTCCTTATCGTTATAGAAATGTATGGGAAAATATGTTTATCTTCTCAAAAGGAAAACCAAAACACTTTGACCCAGTCTTAAGGAAAAACAAAACCGGTGGTGATACTAGAAAAAGAAGAAGAGAAAGAAACCACAATGGTGAATTGGTAATGCAACAAAGAGAAATTAAGATTAAAGAATGGGGTATAGATGATAATGTATGGAAAATATCTAATCATTTTAAGAGAGGTGATAGAAAAAGAATAGAGAACCACCCAGCAATAATGCCAGAAGAAATGGTTAAAAGACATATACAGAGTTGGAGTAAGAAAGGTGATTTGGTTTATGACCCATTTAGTGGTAGTGGAACAACAAGTAAAGTTGCAATAGAAATGGGTAGAGATTATATTGGTAGTGAAATAAATACAGAATACTATAATGCTAGTTTAGATATAATCAAAGAAGTAGAGAGTAAGTTAAAATGGTATGAAGTATAAAGGATTTAAACCTTATGAATTTCAAAAACAAATAATAGATGATATCCTTACTAAAGATGATATGTTCTACACTATGGTATGTGGGCGCCAGATTGGTAAAACTTTACTTCTTATTAATATGCTACTATATTATGGTATTAATAAGCCTCGTACTACCTTATTGTGGGTATCTCCTTTTTACTCAATGGGTGTAAAGGTTCTATCTCAGATAATAGATGCCATTGAATTTACACCAATAGTAAAAGAAGCAAATAAGAGTGAGAAGATTATATCTTTGGTAAATGGTACAAGAATATACTTTCGTTCAGCAGAGAAGCCTGAAACTATACGAGGATTAAGTATTGATTATGCTTTCTTAGATGAAGCACAAGATATTAGTGATGATGCCTTTAACAAAGCTATCTTACCTACTTTAACTGCTAAAGGAAAGAAATGTTTGATAGCAGGTACACCTAAATCAAAGAATTGGTTTTATCAATACTTCCAAAGAGGAGAAGAACCTAACTACAATTCTTATACAGCCCCTTCTTCTATCTCACCATTTGTATCAGAACAATTTTTAGAAGAACAAAAGCAATCTCTTCCACCTTCTATATACGAACAAGAGTTTGAAGCTAAATGGCAGAGTGGTGATGGTGAGGTATTCTCTAACATAGATGGCGTTTGTATTTTAGATGATTGGATATCTACAAGAGATAGAACCTATGGTGGTTTAGATATTGGAACAAAACAAGATTATTCTGTATTAACGATTTTAGATAGGAATGGTAGAACATTACATATCTGGCGAGAAAGAGGCTTAGAATACACGCAAATCGTTGATAAGGTGGTCTATCTATGCAATCAATACAAAACAGAATTACTTATAGAAGCTAACTCTATGGGAGATGTTGTATATGAGATGATAAGAAAGAAATATAGAAATGTAAAACCTTTCATTACTACTAACACATCTAAAGAAAATATAATAAGAAGATTGATATCTGATATACAAGATTCTGTATTAGAGCTACCTTCTCCTAATTTATTCCAACACTTATACAAAGAACTACAAATGTTTCAGTACAAGTATCTACCAAGTGGTAAGGTATCTTACGAAGCAATGAGTGGAGCGCATGATGATTGTGTAATGTCTTTAGCTATCTGCAATTGGAATAGAATAGAAAACCCTACAAGTAAAAAGATTCACATAGGTGGATTGAGGTAATATACCAAATTTAATTACAAAATATAATATCTTATAAGATAAACAATATGAGCAAGAAAAAATTAGTAACGGTAAAGATTCCAGAGGTTATAACGGTAGAACAATACCAAAACTTTGGAACGTTAGACCATTTAACCCAAACACAAAGAATAATCAGAATAGTATCTGCTATCTCAGGCTATAAAGAAGAACAAGTGGGTAAATGGAAAGTTAACTATCTTTTTCAGATATACAAAGATTTACAAAGTAGAATAGCAGAGTTAGAGCCTGTGTTCTTACCAATCTTTGAATGGGAAGGAGTAACTTGGGGTTTCCAACCTTTACACAAGATGTCTGCTGGTGAGTATATTGATTTAGAAGCAAGGATGAAAGATGGTGTAGATAAAATCAATGAAGTGTTAGCTATCTTATACAGACCGATAACAGAACATAAGTTCGATGGGTTAGAGTGGAAAATAAAATCTAATTACAAATACGCATTAGGTAAGACAGAATCTTTGTTCAAGTATTATAAATTAGAAGATTACGATGTAGAGAAACGAGAGTGGAGAAAAGAACAATTCAAATCACTTCCAATCAATCTAGCATTAGGTGCTTACAATTTTTTTTTGTTCGTAGGTCTGAGATACTCAAAAGATTTAGAAATCTCTTTCCAGAAAATATACGAGACGATGACGGAGGAGGAGAAGAAGAAGCTAAATCAATTGCTGAGCACTACCAATGGTTCTTTACACTCTACCACCTCGCAAAAGATGGAGGAATCCTCAATCTTACAGGAGAAAAAAGAGTAAGTGATGTTAACTTCGTTACGATGTTAAACTATTTATCATTGGAAGAAGAGATAAACAAAGAAGAAAGAAGAGAACAAAAAAGGGTACAACAACAAAATAGTTGGAAATAAAAAATGATAAATTATCAAGAAATAGTAAATTTATTTGAATTAGCGGTAGGAGAGAATAAGTTCTACAAAGGGTTCGGACATGGTTCAATAGATAACTTAGATTCAGCAGTTAACAGAGGGTATCCTCTTTTCTTTATGAGGCCTTTATCATCACCTGGTCTAACAGGCCAAGATGGTAGAGTAAGAACTTTAACGTTTGAGTTTTATTCGTTAGATGTTCCTAAACTAGCAGATAACGATAGAAGAATATCTCTTTCAAATACAGAACAAGGTATATACGATGTTTATGGTTTCATATTAGATGGGCCTGTTCAGTATGATTTCGATATGTCATTTATAAACATCGTACCTTTAATAGAAGCCTTTGGTGATAAAGCAGCAGGATGGGTAGCAACAATTAATTTAGAATCAACAGCAAGTGGAATAACTTACTGTGATATACCAACATAATGGAAAAAATAAACGGAGTACTTAAGGAATACGCAAGAGTCTTGGAAGAAGCATTGGTAGATGGTATCATCGAAAATGATTTAGTTCAAACAGGCGAGTTAGGTAGAAGCGTTCGTGTAAATTATGATGAGCAAAAAGAAATCTTTACTATTCGTATGGAAGATTACGGATATTATCAAGATAGTGGTGTAAGTGGTACAGAGGTAAGACAACCAAAGAACCCTGAATCTCTTTTTAACCCTGGCCAATTTCGTTCATCTGTTATTGGAGGTCCTCTTCCATTCCCTGTCAGAAAATCAATAGCAAAGAAAGGATTTAGACCAAGACCATTTATTAATACAGCAGTAGTAAGAACTTCTGCTAATTTAGAACAACCCCTTTTAGAAGCAGGTGCAGAAGATATAGATAACTTAATATTAGATATATTTAGAACCAACGGAGCAATAGTATAATGAATTCAGTAAATATAACCTTAGACCCAACCTATGTTAGTGTATCCAAGAACCCAATGGTATTTGTGGTTAGTGGTTCTAACATAGATGAATTTCAATATCAGTATGTGTTAGATGTAAGAACTTTTCCTGATAACACATTAAGAACAAGAATAAAACAATTTGCTAATCCATCAGGCGTAGCAGTATTTGATGTAGCTCATGTAGTAGATGAGTATATAACTCCACAAACAGATTATCTAACTATTACTGAGATTGATAATTTATTAGCTGATGGTGAGTATCAACAATTTAGAATAACAGCAGGAGAGGAGTATGGTACATCTCCTTCTTCATCAGTAACTCTTTATGATGGGAGTGGTGGTATAGGAGTACCTAACGTTACTGGCTCAAATGTAATCAATGGAGTTTATACTGCTTTCGCAGGAGCATTAGATATTACACCAGGCATATCAACTGGCGCTGGTGGAGGTTGGAACTTTGGTGATTACTTTGATATCAATTCTGGTCAGTATATGATGACCTCTTTACCTTCATCTACTTATAAAGCATCAGCCTTAAATCATAAGATGGGTAGAAATGATTACGCACTCTTACCAGTCTTTGATGCACAGACAGATATATCAAATAACAATACAGTTGTACAATTATATAATTCAAGTAATTCTATAATAGCATCTACAACATTAGGAAGAAGTTCTGCAGGAAGATATCTAAATTACTTACCTGTTGGTACACAAAATATGATTGATGGTGGGTTCTTTACACAAGCACAAGTAAATCAAGCAGCATGGATGAGAGTTAGGAATACTGCAACTACTGCAATAGATAAGTGTTATACAATAGAACCTTGTACAAACAATTACGAAAGAAGAAACTTTTTGTTTGTTAACAAATGGGGATTGTGGGAAAACTATGGTATGAACTTGCCAATAAGAAGAAATACAAACATTACAAGAGATGAGATAACGAAAACAAACATTCCTTGGTCATCTCTAACAGGCACGAACTCATATGATAGAAGAGGTAAGGAAGCTTACAACCAATCATTTGATGATAGATACCAAATCACTACACCTTTTATAACAGGCGATGAAGCTCAGTTGGTAACAGAACTAATTGAATCACCACAAGTGTTTTTACAATATAATACTTTAGATATGGGATTAGGAGTTGAACTTTCTAAAACATTTATACCTGTTAACATTATGAACTCATCATATACTGCTAAAACAAATAACTTACAGAAAGCATTTCAATACAATATAGAATACAAATTATCTAACGATAGACCTAACAATTAAGATATGAGTGTTATAATAAGGGTAATATACGAAGATATAACTTACGATTTAGATATTGAATCCCAATCTCCTATTCGTTTAGATGTATCTGCTATTGAGAATACTGAAATCGGAGAGTTCTTCGGTGTTGGTTCTCAAAACTTTACATTGCCTGGCACTAAAACTAACAACTCATTCTTTAAACACGCTTATAACGTTGGAGCAGATGATGTACCAGCCTTTTCTAATACGATTGATGGTATGATAGTATCTAACTCTCAAACTATCTTAAAAGGGCAATTACAACTTATAGAGGTTATCAAAGATGAGAAGGGATATGTAAACTATAAGTGTACAATGACTGATGAGGTAGTACAGTTTAAAGATGCTATCCAAAACAAACTTATCAAAGATGCTGATTGGTCTCAATATACTCACACCTTAGATACAGGCTCTATTATAGATTCTTGGTCTAATAATTTATTAGGTGGTGATGTTTTTTATCCTTTAGCAGATTATGGAATAGATGATCCAGAGAACCAAGGAAACTTTCCTATTTATGGTTTCTCAAATGGTGGTTCGGGTACTTACTTTGATAATCCCTTAACACCGATTAAACCTCAACAATTCTTACCTGCAGTTAGAGCTAAAGCAGTATTAGATTTAATTGCTGCTCAAGCAGGATTTTCAACTTCTGGTGATTTTATCAATAGTGGTAATTTTTCTAACTTAATGATTTTACCTAAAGGGCAAGAAGAAATGGGTATTGTTGTTAGTGGTTCAGAACAACCTACTGGTTATGCAATCAATGATTATAATCAAGTTCTATCAGCACAATCAGGTCCTGCAATTGGAGAGAAGTTAGCTGCTAATACTATTGTAGTAGATCCTGTTGGTAAATTTAATGTAAGTGGTTCTCAAGGATATGTGTATTATGAAGCAGATGGTGTTGGAACTTATGAAGCAGCTGCACAGATTGGATTCTTTAACCCAATGTCATTCTCACAAGGTGAAGTACAAGTAGATTTAAAATTAGTAAGAGGTAGTTTCCCCTTTTCCTCAACAGTAATTGCAACACAAACTAATTCATTCAAATCAACAGATGGTTTCCAAACATTTACAATGAATGTAGGTGGTTCTTGGAATTCTTCTACAAGTGAAGATGTATGGGTGTATGTAGATTATTATCAACTATCCGGTACTCCATCACTATACAATAATTTAAATTTAATCGGATTTAATTCTAAATTAGAAGTAACAGTAGCGCCTGCAAACTTTGTTGGAGCTACCGTTGATATGTCATTACAATTTCCTTCTGATTTAAAATCTATTGATATCTTGACTGGTTTAATAAAACAATTTAACTTAATTGTTTATCCTCACGAAACAGAAGATAGAACAATTGTGTTTGAACAGTTTGATAAATGGATTAGAGAAGGTGAGAAAAAAGATTGGACTGATAAATGGGATACAGCAGAGAGAGTAGCAATAAACCACACCGTAGATGAAGAACCTGCGGAATTGTTGTTTAGTAACGCAGATGATAATGATAGATTCTCAGTAGAAGCAAAAGAAAGTGAACCTTACTACCAATATGGTACTTTAAGAGTTCTTGCAGATAATAACGTATCACAAGGTAAACAAGAAATAAAAAACTCATTTGCTCCCGTAGTATTAGGTGGGCCTTTTATTTATGATTCTGAAAAAGCAGATGGTACTCCTACATACAATATTGATTTAGGTTCATCATTTGGTTTCCCACACTTATATAAGTTTGATAATAACGGATTAAAATCTTATAAGTTTAAACCAAGATTAGGATATAAAGTAAATAATAGTTTACCTTCTGGCTCTCAA